GTAAAGCCCCGACGGTGCGCCGTTCGGCTCCACGCCGGGGCCAATCACGTTGGGTAGGCCACCGCTGTTAATGGTGACCGTGCCGTATGAATACGACACCGGATACCCCATCATAATTCCATAATAGCTGGACTTAGAACCGTTGGTGTAAAAATTCACCAGTTCGGTTGAGTTGTATTGCAATTGAAATGCATCGCCGTTTGCAATGAAACAATCGCGAAAGTTGTATATGAATGTTGTGGGCGGGCTGGGCGGCACAGGTGGTAATATGTCGGTGTCTGGTGAATCGTAAACCGTGCCAGTTGTGGCATCAATCAGTTTAAATGAAATTGAAGCGGAAATGAATGACACCGCAATGTATGTGTGAGTTGCACTTTTCACAATGTAATTGTTTCCACTGGCATAAATAAATGGAGGAGTGTTCAACACGGAATAATTGGAATACAATGACCCCCACGTGGTAGGGGCACCGATGTTATTGTAAATTGGCACCACCACGGCATTTGTGCTCACAGTTGCGACCTGGAATGAAACGGCGGTTCCAATGATGTTAATTATTGTGCCAGTTATGGAATTGTTTGCATCATATGTCACCGTTATGCTTTGACCGATTGCAAACCGGTCCAAATCATTGACCGACACGTGGATGATTGCAACCTCGGCGGCCTTATAATAATCCAAATCAAGCACCGTGTTCGTGATGATGGGGCAGTTGATCGGGAACGCGTATTCTTTGTCCGAGGCGGGGGTCACGTCGTCTGGAATGACGTTCATGTATTTCCAGTTCGTGTAGTTGCTCCACTGGTTGCGCAGGTTGATGTCGCTGCGCTGAAACAGGAACATCCATGTGGCCACCATGCCCATCGTGTTCTGCAGTTCCACGCGGTGGCTGCCCGTGATGTTTTTGAAATCCCACTCGTACGCTTCCTTGAGCAGGTACTTCTGCTCCTGGGACGCAAACACGCGCGACTCTTCGGCGGACAGAAAGCAGTACGTGGACAGCAGGTGCACGTCGGCGTTCCAGTCCGTGCGCTTGTCGTCATACGCGTCGGCCGTGGTGATGTCGGCTGCGGGGGGCGGTTGCAGGAAGCGGTAAAACTGGTACTCCGGTTCATTGAAGTTGGGCTGAATGAAGGGCGCCTGGGCGACCGCGGCCGGGGTTGACGCCGGATAAGTGACGTCGCGCGTGACAAAGAGCTCGCGCACCGGGCGCATGACCACGTCAATCTGCAGCTCGTTGTACTGCAGCGCCACCAGCGGAAACGCGGCGCGGCTGTTGTTGCAGAACCACGCATTGAGCGGGATGTAGAGCTTGCGCCCGCGAATGGAGGGTTCCGGCCCCTGCTGGCTCGTGTTGTAATACACGTTGGGGTACGTGCCTTTGCGCCCGGAAAAGTTGGCGGGGTCGTTCAGTTCGGCGGTGCTGCCGGTCATGTTGTCGTAGAGGAAGCGCTTGGTGCCGTTCAGGTCGCGCTGCACCTGCGCCAGCAAGTACTTGCCCGTCACGCGCTGCAGAATTTGGCCGCCGACGGAAAATGTGATTTCCTTGATCATTTGCGTGCCGAGGTTTTCAATCCAGCGGAACTCGTAGGGGTGCCACACGTCGCCGCACGCAATGGGCGGGTAAATCGGGCTCCAAATGGTGGGCAGCGTCACCACGAGGTAGGTGTCCATGAGCAGCTCCGCATAGCGGGGGACCGTGAACGTGAATCGCGACTCCTCGCTCATGCGCAACGTGCGCTGCCCGGTGAAATCAATTCTAAATTTTTGCAGGCCAAAATTGGTGTACTTGGCATACGTGGTCTTGAAAAACGACTTTTTGGGGTTGGAATTTAGAATGACGTTTTGATTGCCGTAGGACACGATGTTTAGTAACCCGCCCGTCATTTGTGTTTATGAGTTGAGTTCTTATTTATTAATATATTGTTGTTATTATTTTTTATACTGATAATGTAATATCCATCCATTATTTGTATTTATATTTGTATTTGTGTCCAATCTACAATTCACAAATATGCAGCCACAACCATATCAAAGACAATTTAATAATCCAGCTGAACGATCCGTTCAGTTCCCAGGTATGACCAATCGCATCACACTAACCAATATCAAAGAAAAATTTGGTGAAATTTCAGAAAAATTTAAAACCTTTAAAAGTGCATTGTCGTTCAGCGGCAGCATTTCACCTGCGGGTCTGGTTTTTCTGCTAGTTATAGTTGCCATCCTGTGCTATTTGTTTGTCATGCAATACACGTTGCAACAAACCGAAAAGGGTTCAGTGAACACGATTGAAACCGCTCGTCAGTTGCAATCAATAAATGATGCAAATCGCGAGCAGCCTTTGCGCAACTTTTACATTAAAACCGCATTGAATTGCTGCTGTTTAGGCGAATGGAAAAACAATTATGTGGATATGGTGGCACTGGAATACGCCATTAAGCAGGGGTACCGCTGCCTGGATTTTGAAATTTACAGTCTAAATGACGTTCCAATTGTGGCGGCGTCCACAAAGATGGAAGATTTTCATCACACGGAAACATTCAACCATTTGAATTTTACGGATGTGTGCACGATGATAAACAATATGGCGTTTACACAGGCTCCAAACAAGGATGATCCATTGTTTATCAATTTGCGAATCAAAAGCGACAACCAAGATGCGAAGTTTGCAACAAGAATAGTTGCATGCATCAATCAGTTCGGCAACCGGCTTCTTGGACCCGAATACAACTACGAATTTGGCGGTCAGAATTTAGGAAAGGTCCCAATTAAAAATTTAATGGAAAAGGTGATTATCATGGTGGACATTTCAAATTCCATTGTGAAAAACAACTGCGACAACAAAGATTTAAAGTGCTTGCATCAATACATCAACATTGGAAACGGGTCCCCGTTTTTGCACGATCTTAAATACGAAATGAACGTAAAAAATGCGCCCAATATGAACGAACTGATTGAACACAACAAAAAAAACATGAGCATCGTGTTTCCCGATCCGCCATACACAGTTAACGTCAATTTCAATGTGGCGAAAGCGTTTGGTTGTCAGTTCATTGGAATGATGCCGTTGTTGAAAGATGCCAATCTGAAATTGTATAATAAAGTGTTCAACCAAAAGGGCAGTGCATTTGCATTGAAACCGTCTGAGCTGTGTTATCAGCCGGTTGTCATTGAAACGCCGAAATCTCAAAATCCAGCCCTGTCGTTTGCCACCCGCAAGTACAAATCCGACTTTGCCAGTTTTAGTGTGTAACTTGTAGCGTGTAACTTGTAGCTTGGTGTAACATTTATATTATTAAAATTAATAACATAAACTATTTTTTGTTTTTGTTTTTATAAAATTACGGTTTGTATGCTTGCACTTACATAACAGCCCGGGCCTTGGTGGCGGCGGCGGAGGCGGCGGAGGCAGCAGCCTTGGCACGGTGGGCAGCAGCGGAGACAGCCTTGGCAGCACTCTTGGAGGCACCCTTGGATGCAGCCTTGGAGGCGGCCTTGGAGGCAGAAACGGCAGCATGGGCGGCCTTGGAGGCCGCATTGGAAGCAGTCTTGGCAGCACTGGCGGCCCTTCGCATGGTGCGAGAAGCAGCGCGAGAGCGAGAGCGAGCAGCAGCGCGGGAGGAGCGAGAAGCAGAACGACGGTGAGGCATTGTGATGTTTTGGTTTATGTAATAGCAAAACAAAAAAAAATTTGAAAAATGATAAAAAATGTTTGAATTATGAATTCAATTTGTCGTGTTACCAAATTGTATCGGTGGAATGCCAATACATTTTATCGCCCTTTTGAATATTGTAGATGCTCCTAAATAATTCCAAACGAGACAACGGGCAATTCACTCTGTATTTGTCCATTGGATGGGGGTTCACTTTCAGTTGTGCCTGGATGGCCTTGTCAATGATCTTTTGGCGGCCTTGATATGCAATATAAACGAAGAATGATTCAAAAGATGCAGATTTAATTGGCACGATGTCGTCATTGTTCTGTTGAAAGTCTCTCAGGTATTCCATGCAAATGGCCAGACCCGAAATGTCTGCTAAATTTTCGCCGGTGCTTAATGTTCCATCCATTTCAATTCCATCATACAATGCAAAGGTTTCATACTGCTTAACCACGTCCCTCACCTTTTCGTTGAACTTGCGCCGGTCTTCCTTCGTCCACCAATTGTTCAAATTGCCGTTGTGGTCATATTTGCTTCCGTTGTCGTCTAAACAATGCGACATTTCGTGACCCAGCGTGTATCCAATGTGCGCTAAATTGTATTCTATTCCGCGCTCATCCAAATCAATGAACGGTTTTTGCAAATATGCTAAAGGCACGTAAATCGTATTTTCAACCGGGGTGTAATATGCGTTGACCATGTAGGCTTGTGATCCCACCAGCTTGAATTGTTCCCAGTCAATCACCGGAATGTCGCCGCTGTGCGATGTTCCGTCAATGGCTATCATTTTCTTTGTGCGCCACCAAGCAATCTTCTTAATGTTCTGATAAGCGCCCCGGCTCGTGTAGTTTAAAATCGGGTCTTCCCTCAGCGAAATCGGATTGCCCACCACCAGCTTAATGTGTTCCAGCTTGAGCAGCGCATATTTCTTCGTTTTCGGCGACAGCCACGTGTTGCGCTTAATGATTCGTTTGAACACGGTGAGCAGATCGGTGGCTAAATTGGTGACATACTGCGTGTGCTCGGGTCGCTCGTTGCGTCGGATGTACTCGTTTGTCAAAAACGTGTTGAAACCCAACGACAGGCCAAATATGGGGTAAATTTCATCCGGCCAGGGGACCGACTGCCCGCTGATGAAGTTGCCGTGAAACTCCCAGTAGATTATGCGCCATTTTTTGTGGAAACGCATGATTTGCCGGAAAATAATGTACAGGAAATAGGTTCTCCATTTGGGGGTTTTCCAAGCGCCATCCTTTGTCAAAATGCGCATGATGCACTTTAAATAACTGAGGTTTGTGCATATGAACGTGCTTGGAACAGTGTCGTAGCCAATTTCGGTGACGAATTGGGCCCAGTCAAACCCGTATTTTTTCAACGCGTCTTCCTTAGTGACCACATTGTAATAGTCCTCGCTGTCGTATTTTACCGACTCGCAGCCCATGGCGGTCAACAGCTCGTATTCAACATCCCACACGTCGGACGCTTTTATGCCGTGCCCTTTTCCAAGACACGCGTCAAACATTTCATGGATGAAGTCTAAATACTTTGATTTGAACACGCGCTTGTAGCGCTTGGTTGACGCGTCCGCAGTTTCATCTTCAATGTAGAGCGTGTAGTCATAGATGGTTAATTGCGGGGGCGAAATCGTGCTTTTGTAAATGGACGAGTGTTTTTGATCCTTGCTGACCGACCATGAAATTGGACATCCCCATGACAACACCTCGTTTTGGTTGATTTGGGCCAGAATCCAATACAAGGCGTCGTTGGCAATTGCTTTGTCTATGGCATTTCTGGTGAACAGCACCTGTTTTTCCGCTTCTGCATTGTCCAAGTGCAGCATGGAGTCGTATAAATTTTTGATTGCCCGGGATTTCTCGGTGTCGTTTGTTTTTATGTATTCCTTCACAATGTCCATCAATTCGTAATAGACCTTTTCTTGCGTTATTCTAAAATTATCCATTTGCACATAAAACTTTTTAGTTGTTTCAAGCTCCTTTGTTTTTTTGGCGATCCATTGATAATTAATGTACGTGTAGTAGTCGTTTCGGGGGGTGATTTTTGAAGGCGCAAACGGCGTTTTGAACAGTTTAATCAAGGCCCTTTCCACGTTCGCATTCTCTGTTTTTAAACTGTGCTTGAATGTTTTTTCAAACACGTTTTCAAAACTCTCAAATACGCGTGTGTTATTTTTACAAATCAATCGTAGCTCGGGTTTGGATAACTTGCATTTTTTTGTGACATCGTGTGCCGATCGGACGCGTTTCCTTGTGTGAATGGGCATTTATCATTTATTACTATTGCAATATAATGAATGAATATTTTTAATTATGCAATTTGATTTTTATTATTGATTTGTGAGGGGGTCTTGTTGTTGCTCTTGT